GATTGAGGCTCCTGCTGAGAAGGTGCCATCCCATATCCCGGAGGCAACGCTCTTCTGCTTGCCTCACTCAAACCTTCTACCGAATAATTGCCAGGCACGGTGTATGTCCTTCCGCCAACCCGGACTATAGTTTGAGGCGCATCCATCCCCCATCCCTTAGTCGTCTTCTTCATCGGGATTGCCTGTGCAGGGGTTTCCCCTTGTATCGCAGCCTGCTCCTCAAGCAATCGCTGGTTAGCTTCTTCCTCCTGTTTTCTGTTGTATTCTTCCAATGCCTGCTGATATTCCAGAATGCTTTCCTCTCTCTCAGAAGACAGTCTTTGCTGCTCCGCCATGATAGCCTGCTGATATTCTGGTGCGTATCTCTGCATTGCTTCCTGGCTCGCCCCTGCCTGTAAAGGGGCCAGTGCTTCTCCATATCCTCTTATCGCCTCTCTTATTGCAACGCCTCTTTCCGTAGGGCTCCCGTATCTTCTGGCCTGAGCCCCCTGCAATGCTCTCCTCAGTTGCGAAAGTCCCGGTGCCATTGCCTCCTGTTGATACCCTGCTATTTTCCTTGTATCATAAGGGATGGCACGATACAAGGGGGGGGCTTTGTATTGCGGAGCTCCACTACCGCCATAACTGAACCCGCCAATCCCAGCCTTTGCCATGATTTACCTCCTCACCATTTATTAAGCGGGCATTTCTGTTCTGCCCATTTAGCCTTTACTTTCATAAAACATCCGCATTTGGAGCATCTTCCATCTTTTCTAAATTCAGGACAATCCTCACAGAGAGAAATCCTCTCTTCATAATTATCCGCCTCTTTCATTCCATGGGCCATATGCTCTATGACTGCCCCCGTAAAGTTTTTGGCTTGTGTTAGAATCGAAGGCAACGGTTTCTCTTCTTTCTCCCCGCAGCAATTTTTATCTTCCTGTTCGTTTATATCTTTAAATGCCTTTGTGTATGCCCCTTGCCAGTCGCCTCTTCCATATTTATTAAGGCCATAGATAAGCGTGCCTATCCCCATGCAAAAGTTATTTAATGGCCTGGGATAGATATCTTTCTCCTTGCACTTATCTACATATTCATCATAGTCTGCAAGATTGTTCATCTCTTGCATCATGTCCATATTATTATTTATCATGGGAGGCATGACCATTTAAAGGTTTGCAGAAATGTAACGCATGTAGCTATAGGTAGACCCGGAGGGTCAGCGCACAATGATTGTGGATATGCGGCTCCGCATGGATTAGCGCACCAATCCCACCCATCAGGGCATCCTCCACAGTAAGGGATAATGCCATATCCGTATTTCATGGAACCCTGGATGCAGGAGTTTGAGTTTTGATATGGACCCCATTCAGCATCACAATAAGCTATTTCTTCCCAATATCCATTGTTGGATATGACTACCTCTTTATTAAAAGCCCCGCAACAATTATCTGTGGCTGTTACTACAAGCGTTCCGCAAGCTCCCGAAGTTACTGTGACCAAGCCGTTTTGCGTTATTGTTGCACCGGAACCAGATACCGACCATAATATACTCCCTGCGCTATTAATCAATGCGTACTGAGCTGAGCCAGGTGCGGTTATTGACCCCGGCCCGCTAACGTATGGTGTCGGGTCACAATTATTCTCGCAATCGGGGATATTGATTATTGAATATCCACAGCCGCAGTCATCGCAATACCAGAAATCAATCGTATCTCCATTAAAGCAGCAATCATCCGGGATGGCTAAACTTCCGCCAGAAAGCGCGACATCTTCCCCGTTTGTACAGGGGGACAGATTAAAGCCAGATTCAATTCTTAAACTCCCGACAACCCCCGTGACAAGAATCTCAATCCCCGCACAATCCACGTCGGAATATAATTTCAATGTTCGGCCCGCGCATCCTGGCGGCCGGGGTAGCCCCGGATCAGGTGGCCCCCCCGGCGGGGTATCCCATGGTGGACTTACATCACCCCCGATTCCTGTCGGGTCTCGTATCCCATCCGGATCCCATGGCATCTCATGGAGAAGATAGGGATATTGCTCCATTTCAGCAAAATTCCCGGAGAGCCACGGCTTTTTTCGTTTCGGAGGATAGTCAATGTCGGTTGATCTGTTCCTCCATAAGAATGTTTTCTGCAACCATGGTTTTATTGACATTTATCTATTATATTTAGGCTTCAGTCTGAACTCCACATCCAGCAGATACATGGACTGTGCAGCCGTGTTGTTCCGCCACCTGAAAGATAGATGCTCTCCTTCTATGTGGTCGGTAAGAACTTCTTCTCTTCGATAAGATTCCCCTGTTACTCTGGCAGTCATTGAAATTGTCCTGCTATTGGTATAGGTTGTATTCCCGTTAACAGAGACCGACCTCGATATATCCCCGGCAGACTGAACCTTGCATTTTAACAATTCCTGCTGTACTACCAGCCTGTCCTTCTCTGAATCCATTTCCATGATTACATCAGCATCGATAGCTGTTGCCACATCGTTATCCGTTGTGTTCAATCTATAGACAAATCCTGATTGGCCGCCGCCGTATTGGAGAATCGGGACGTTGCCGCTTGAGGCCTCCACTTCAAAGATAGAGGAAAGTGGTTGCCCTAATGTATCCTCCGCCCACTTGTCTGTAGCATAATTATAAACAAAGAATTTATTTGGTTCCGTTGCCGAGCTTCCGCTGACTATCCCAAGTCTTAATATCCTGTACAAGGTATCATAGGTGAGATAATGCTTGTTCTCATATCCTGCCCGAATACATTCGCTTTTTGACGAATCGAAATAATTTGCTATGCCGCTTGAGATATTTCTGAGAAAGCTCCCGTCTGTCTTGTAAACCCCGGACCTTGATAGGAAGTAAACCCCTTTCATTATAGGCCGCTCAGTGTTCAGGTCCGTCATCCCAACATCTTCCAGAACGGCAACGCATTTGCTGTTCATTATACCTATCTTGTCAGAAATGACTTGTGACGCATAACCTGCCGCAGTAGCCCCCGGCTGTATGATATGAAAGCCTCCGCCCTCTTCCCCCTTTTCCTCTTGCCATACAAGCATGAAGTTATAAAATCTTCTCATGGCAAGTATTTTATTTGATCTGAAATCCCCTATAGTAAGGATTACCCTGTCATCACCGTTAATGCTCATAGGTAAGCCGGTTGCCGTGCCGTAAAGGATATTATCATTAAAAGAGTACCATGTCCTCTTATCCCATACGCATACGCATTGGCACACAGGGAAAATCTTATTAATGTCGAAATATGGCAATGTCTGAATCGCCCATGTAAGATCAGCAGAAAGTGTCTGGCTGAATCTTATCCTATACCAGAAAGCATAGTATCTGGAGCTATTGAAATTTAACGGTTTGATTGAGGTATTCCTTGCCCATGTAACAAAGCCTGAGTTCGCGCCTCCGGCAGTCCCGTCATTTAAGGATGTTACTGCTGTCCATGCCGTGCCCGTCCATGTAGCTACCTGATCTATAGAAGAGGAGGCTGTAGTGTTAGGGGTTTTTCCTACATCCAGATAAAAACCGAATAAAGGATCAACCGCATTGAAATATATATAATCATAACTTGCTCCACCGACCAATCCCCCTGGCTTTATTGCCTGAGAATTATAAGTGGCATAAGTAGAAGCTGAAGAATCATAGACAAGAGCTTCGATAGCTTCCAGCATAACCCCATCCCATACATTCTGGATAGTCTGAAAGCCTGAGGTATTCTCTCCGGTAATGCCTGAGACTTCAACCTCCGAATCCAGTTGCACTGAAAAGACTATCCTGTAGACAAAGCAGCTTATGCCGAAGGCATAATGCGGGATTTCATCAGTTGGCAGCGTCCATGTAAAAGAACCGGTCTGCCCGAGACTTGCCCCGGCAAGAGCAGTCCCGTCTGTCGCAGAAGCACTGGCCCATGACGAATCATTTTTTCTGTATGCTACCGTAGCTACTGAAGAAGTCCCGTTTACCAGAGGAATAGTGAAGGTAATCTTGTTGACAGGAGCGTCAAAACCTATGAAGATTGCCCCGTAATTCGCAAGAGTATCCAGTGAGTCGAGAACAACTACGGTACTGGACAAGCCATCAGTTGCTTCCTGAGTATAATCCGCTCCTTCTTCGGGCACGTCTGGGATGGCCACCGTCCCCTTATACACATTGACAAATACCGGGTTCTGCTTTGTCCCTGTATATATCTGTGCCTGCCCCGCTCCGTCCGCATACAGAAGATAATCCCTGAATTTAGCCCACGCCCCTGGGTATACTCCCTTAATGGCCTCCCATGTTACGCTGCCATCCGATACAGTCCCGCCAAGATTTGCGGGCCATGTAGGTTCAGTCCCGCCTGAAGTCCCTGCAACAGTACATATGAATTTCAACGTTTTAGAAGTGGTTGAGAATACAATATTCCCTACGACATAAGCCGTAGTAGCCGCCCAATCACTATGCCTGGCGGCAAGGACAGAACTCCCGAAATTGCCTGTCGTAACGGTAGGGGGGTTGTCCGTTGCCTTGTCAATACTCCCATCGTCATATTGAGCAAACAATGCCCTTTCTGTGATCCTGCCTTTGCTGAATCCATATCCTGATGATATTGCCTTGGAGCTGTAAGCGGTTGTCGTATGATGAAGGGCTTGTCCTTTTCTCTGTTCCAGTCCATCCCCTCTCCATCTCATATTATAAATACGGGAGAAAGAGCCCGTAGGCAATGTCCCTCTCTCCCATACTTCATTGATCCCCTGATTAAAGGGGATTCGCAAAGGAATGTAGTCCGGCTGTCTCATCTTCGTACCTTCATATTGACCTTCAACTTATTGCGAGAGAAAGAGCTGTTAAGGGTGTCAGCCGATTTTCTTATTTCTCTTTCCCAATGCTGATAATAAGCATCTCCGAACTGAGGGTCTTGGTCTCTGTATTTATAGTTGAAGGCTGCATACTTGATGATAGCTTCCATGTGCTGAGGCTGGAATCTAAACACTCCGTAATCACTAAATACGGGCTGAGGACGCTGTATATAGTACACAGTCAATGAATGGGATGCTGTGGAGGGCGGAGGGTCAAACTGGAGCTGAAGCCTCCCCTGCGGCTGTATTATGTAGGCATCTGAACTATCCCAGTCATTTTCAGTACCCCCGAACAATGCTGTCACCAGGACAGTAGAAGATGTCTTGGATAGGACTACCCCATCACTACCATCTGTTGTATTATGGATAATGTCACCTGCCGACACGTCAGAAAAATCAGCCGCGCTATCAGTTAGCGTCGCCTGTCCGCCCGATAAAGCCCCGGCAGACGTGCATGTTCCAGTCACTTGAGAGTCAAGGGCACTGTCGTCAATTATGGTGAAATGAGAAGGTTTTGATACGGAAGCAATGTTATCCTCAAGAATCAGGTCTGCATAATCCTTCCAATAGATGAAATCAGAATAAGATGAACTCCCATCATTATATTTAAGATAAAGATTGTTGGCCTTATCTCTTAAATAGAGGGTAATGAAGTCAGCATTAAGGGTATATCCTCTCTGGTCCGCAACAGTCGTAATGGTTTGCGTGGCTTTAAGACATTTAGTCCTTTCCACAAACTCTATAGCCGCACTATTGATAAACTCATAGGAGGTTCTATCATCAAGGAATGCTGAATTTGCGTCCTCGTTTAAAAGCCGCCTTAATTGATAAAGAGCCGTCTTCCCATCCATATTATCCCCTATGCTACTGTTTGTCTCGGCCTTCCTGCTGCCGTGACCTTATCCCTTCTCAGGACTTCGGTATTTGTAGGTTCTCCAATAAGTTTACCGATTAATTTAAATAACTTATCAGCTCCTTTCCTGCTTGTCTTTTTATTGACTATTTTTATCTGCATATCCTCTGCCATTTCAATCTGCTCCGCTGTCAATTCAATGATAGGCTCTACCATCCGTTTTGCCTCTTCGTGGGCGGAGGCGGTGCCAAACATCATGTCAGACCTGGTGAACATGGATGCTTGTATTTTGCTACTGAGGTCTTTGTAATTTTTCCACAATAAATCTCTTTCCTTATCGCTTACTTTTGGCTTAGATTTCAATATTGCTTCGTAGCGTGCTTTTTCTTTGGCAAGCTCCTGCTTTTCATAAGGGATGCTATCTAAAGCAACCTCCCCTCTTGACAAGGCTCTTTCTCTCCTCCCCATAGATTCCTTCAGTTCATTCAGATGTGTTTCCAGGTACCATGCCGGATATTCAGAAGAGTTTGTGCCTTTGTCGTTTTTGTCTACTTCCCCGTAAAATTTCATTTGTATCTCCTTAAAGTTTTTCAGACAGGCCGTCAAGCGTATCTGTTGGTTTGGCCGTTAAGCGAACCTTTGAAAGAAGGGGGCCGAAGCCCCCAGGATTAAGCTACTGTAGCACTAAAAGGTGTTGCTTCTGCACCGCCACCTGAAATCGTCCAGGCTGTGCATGACCAGAAACCGGCTGCATAGTCAATGCACTCTATTCTATTGCCTACTATCCCGCCAGTAGTTGCTGCACCGGCAAATGTCATTGTGTCATCTCCCACTTCAGCCATCCAGACGGCACTTGTGCCATCAACATCAGTGTCCTGCTGGATATTAAGGCTCCCGTCCATGACATCCGTAGCGTTAGCCACTTTGATAATATTCGCGTTCGAGGTTGCTGTTGTCCCGATAATAAATGTATATTTATCACCAGTTCCGGTAGCCGCTGGGAGCGTAACGGTTACACCTGCGGCTCTATTTAAAGTAACAACCCTATTCGCATGCAAAGCAGCAGTTACCGCCAAAGTAGCTGCGGTAGCATCCACAACCTTGCCCGTAGCATCCGCAACGCTGTTTATCTCTGCTGCCGTTGCAGTAATTTGCGTCCCGGCTTGGTAAAGATTGCCAGAACTATCTGCAAGCGTGACTTCTGAGCCCAATGCTCCAACTTCAATCCCACTTGGAAAGTTAGAAGCCATAGTCTTTCCTCCTTATATTAGTCTCTGTATCGGGGGGCAAGCCCCCGTCAACAGGGGTTAAAGTGTTTAAGAGACTACATGTCCATAAATCCATCGCCAGTCGATATAGCCATAGGCATGCCTCATATAAACGGCTACTTCCTTCAGGTAAGTATTAAAGTCAACCTGTGAGCTGATTTCCGGCTTAATACGATCAAGCCAGATAGCACTTTCCTTCTGCGCGTCAAGGTCCACCATATACCAGTTGTTCGTATCGGTATCATCAAGACGAAGATAGGGGATGACTTTATATCTTCCCGCCTGAGTATTAATATTGCCTTCTGCCGTATCCATGGATTTAGGCGTACCATTGATCTCCTCGGCTATGTCTGCAAGGTTATCAGGCACAACAAGGCCCAGGTTGTCAGAAATTTCAATCCTTTCGGAAATATCATTCCTGAATTGACGCATGAGAATCCTTGTGGCCGCAACCGTTGTCTTGGAAATAGCGCTTGTCCCTGAGTTATCAAAACCACTTGCCGTAGAAGTGCCGGATTTAGTAGTATGAGAGCTTGAACACAGCGCTACCCCTTCCTCGTTTTTCGTCATAAAGTCATAGGCAGTAGAAGAAGAGTTTGCGAAGAGCTTAACGCCTGTCTTTTCTCTTGTCCTATGTGCAGACACCATCAGTTTAGCTGCCATGTTGTCAAGAACACTGTACTTCTTGTCGTCGATCAGCTTCCTTTCAATGTCGATCTTTGCACCAAACTCCTTCGGCTCAATGATCTTGTGGAAACCAGCCGCGACGGAAAGGGTGGAAAGCTTACCGTTAAACTCCGGGATATCAGGCACAGACCCGACATCATAGAACTCTTCCCATGCACTTTCAGAGGATACAACCCTGAACATCTCCGGGATCATAGATTTAAGTTCATTATATTTATTTTCACCTACCTCGCGAAGGTTGGCCTGTAGAAGCCTTACCTGCTGTGCAGATGTAATTGGAACGCCCATTTTAATTTCCTCCTATTTATTTGTATTATGCTCTTGTGGTGCAGAAATGATCACCATCGAACATAAATTCACAATACTCTGCACCCGGCGTACTCAGGTCCAGTCTTACCACATGAATTATGTCGTAATCGGTGGCAGGGGTTTCAGAACAGTTAATGTAAGAAGCCACCGTATCATCCCCGATCCTGACATAAGAAGTACCCATTGGCCTGACTGGAACCCTTACAGCGGTGTCACCTACGGCTGAATTGGCTGGCGTATTAATGTCGTAGGCGCATACCGTTGTTGAGGTATCGTCTGTTGTCCTGTAAATGCCTGCATTCCCGCCCGTTCTGAAGTAGATGGTGCCAAGACCTGCCACCGGAGTAAAGTCACAGGCATTTGTAGTCATCGTGACTTTAGAGCCTGAGCTTGTAGAGGTGAGAAGGCTTGGTGCCGTTCCTACAGCATTATTGAAAATAGGGGCGCGAAGGACCGTAGAAGGAGTGATAAGCGAAACCTGGACCATCGCTCTTTTTTCCCCTTTGGCCCATTGGCCTTCAACGCCTACATATTCAACCGTGCTGGTAGCCGGACCTGTAGCGCCTTCATCCGTAATGTATTCTGCGTTATAAGTAGCGCTATACACAGGATTCTTTCTGTTTGTTCCAATTACTACACCAAACGGCCTATCTTTATTGGTAGTATTGGCTGCTCCGTCTGCCTGTTCCCTTACAACAAAACCTTCACTCGTGGCGAGGGCAGACAGATCAAGACAAACAATACTCCCAACGTAGACCGTAGCGCCTACTGCGACAGGAACCCAAACTGTCTGCGGGCTATCGTGAACTACTGAAATCATTTTAATTTACCTCCATTAATTATTTGTAGTCGCCCTTGTAGTTAAACGTTCCACACATAGGGCAACCGCCTGTTATATTGGATTTAAAGTCATGCCTGATTGACTTCGGGGTTCCATCTGACCCGTTTTCCAGCGCAACCATAGAAAAGCCTATATCTCCCCTTAAGACGGAAAGACCATTCAATTCACTTGAATTATCTTTTGCGCCATGGGCCGGAGAATGGAAGTCAAGATGGTTGTCGCCGGACCCACTATGTTCTCCACCGATAGTATCCCTTGTGGAGTCCACTATAAAGCCACAATTCCAACAGCGATAATATTTCCCCGAATCCAGTCCATTGCCCTTAATGGGGATGGCTTTGGATCGGCCTGCAAGCTTACGGCTATTATTTCTGGCTCTATATCTCATTTTTGTTGCCGGCTATTAGCGGGCATTTCCTAAAATCTTTGCTGCCTTTTCAGGGCTTATGTCTCTTTCCTTCATATAGGCAAGCGTAGCATCGTCAAATTTCATCATTTTTTTTGCTTTATCTACGACAACTTCACCCGAGCTGCCTCCCAGAGGGGCTTTGGGCTGATTGCCTTTAATCGGATTGCTTTTAACCGGGTTTGCCATTTTCTTTCTAAGAACAGCCCTTTCTGCTTTAAGCCAGTTCCTTTCGGCATCGTCGGAAGGATTATCGCTGTATCTGACATTATGATTCTTCATCATCTCGTCATGTATTTCTTTATATTCGTTTTCGCTCACATCTGACCCAAGTTTATTGATTGTCTTTATATATCCCTGTTCGTATTGAGTCTGTGATTGCATCTCGTATTGCTTTTGTTTTGCCATCTCTTCGGCAAGAAAAGACCTGAACTCCCCTCTTGTAGTAAGGATTTCTTCGTCATCAGGCGGTTCTTGATGGGAAGGGATATTTCTGCCATTAAGCATCAGGTCCATCCTGTTCAGCAATTCCTGATTCTGCCTTTGCATTTCAGTCAAGGATTCTTCCATGTACTTGACTTTACGCCCGAGATTGGAACGGACTGCATTGTCTTCAGGCTCTTCCTTTACTTTTTCTCTCTCCTCAGTCCCTTCAGGCTCCTTTGATACGATTGCTTCACGTTCTTCCTCCTGACTACCGCTCTCTTCTTCCATCACACCTTCTGCGGCATTATCAAGCCCGGCATCGTTCATGTCTATTGCGGGGCTTTCTTCTGCGGCTTCGGTTGTAATATCTTCTGACATTTTGCTTCCTCCTCTTATGTGTTTTTTGAAATAAAAAAGGCTGACATTAAAGGATTAATCCCCTTCAACACCAGCCTTCGTTTTTCGATTAGCCGATTAAACTATTTAGTTATTGTTACGTTTCTCTATAACGTACTGTATAAATTGCATCCTTGGTCTCAAAGTTTGGCTCATTTTCATCTATAATCTCACAGGCTTTTTCATACAGAGAATCATCATTCAGAACAAGACCCATCCCTTGAGAATCTCCACATTGCTTAGCAAGGGATTGTATGCATTCTCTTGTTCTTTTAATATTATTATCCATTCCTGCCTCCGTTATTCGGTTCGCTTAATTGTCTCTTCCTTGCCGTAACATATTATGTTCCCTGCCTGGAAGTTAATGATGATTTTACCGTAGTAGTCTTTAGTTATCAATCCCATACTAGAAAGGAGTTCTTTTAAGAGTTGTTCCTTTTTCTTAGTTAGCATGTTTTATCTCTTCTATTGCTTTTTGATGGTTAGATATCTTCTCTGCCCATTGCGTTGTGATGTCTCTAAGACATCTGTATTCCGCCCGGTCCTTTTCATTGCTGTCTTCATTGACTATCTTCTCAAGCAGACTCTCCATTCTATGTATAGCCTCGGTTAATAGCTCCTGCCCGACAGGGGATTTTATCGCGTTAAGAAATTGCTGGTTCTTTGCAAGAACGGATAATATTCTTTTGGCCTTCCCTTTATCTCTGGATATGAATCTTTCCAACTCACTTGGCGTAACATCTCTATAATCCAAAAGTAGCTCCTCTTGCTCCCTGTTCAGGCATGCTCTGCTCTATCCCATACTGATTACTCGCTCCACCGCCAGCCATTTCCATTTCTTCAGGACTACCTGCTCCCTGCATGATAGGCTGTTCGGGATTTAACAGACTTTGAGAGAAATTGACATATTCATCCCCCATCAAACTATAAATCCTTGTCATTAGTTCATTCACCATATTTACTGTATCAGGATGCCCTATGCCTGAAACAGTCTGCAATATCTGCATATATCGCTGTATCTTCATGTTTTTTGATTGCTCCGTCTCGATAGACGCGCTTACCGGCTTGTAATAGTAATCCTTTGTCGGGTCAAAATCATAAACCTTTTCTCCCATCAATCTCATACCCGTATCAGGATGAGCAAAGGCCGAAGTCATCTGCAATATCATCCAATATAGCTCTGTAAGGGCCGTATTCTCGAATGTGACGGACTTATAGTTGGTTCGCATGTCAGTACGTGTCTCTGCCCCTGCAATGGCCGTAGCGGTCGCTGAGGCGGCCCCCTGCCCTCCCATCGTAGTAGGGAATATAGAGGTAACCTTATCCATTGAATTTGTCAGCATGGCTATCTGGTTCATGGCCCCTTGGATATTGTCGCTGATTTGCAATTCCTGCATGTCATTTACATCTTCAAGCCTTATATTATGTCCCGGCTCCATGTAAAGCGAGTCGTTATCGTCCGTAGCGTATTTCTTTGTCTTGAAGGTAGGGATAGTAGCAAGTTGAACCCTGTCATTGCTTATGTTTAATGTATCATTGATAGCTACCTGCAATTCCCTTGAATACTTGCCATCACCCGCACCTTCATCTAATGTCGGATGAATATAACAAAGGCCTCTCGTGATCGGCCTGTACGGATTCCCTTTACCGTCCAGATATGGTGTAAGGTGAAAGCCTATCAAGACCTTTCCGCTGTCAACAAGCGCATAAGTGATGATGGTTTCAAGCAGTTCGGCATCATCGAAAGGATCCCCGTTGATATCAATGCCGGGTTTTACCTCCATTGGCTCGCCAGACTCATCTCTTTTGATTACTTTACACCAGAACTTACCATATCGTTTTAATATATCAAAGGCTTTCGATGGAGTTCTTGCTGCGATTATCTCATCGTCTTTATTCGTGTCACGTCTCGTTTCGGTTTCGCCTGAGACATTCATCGCCTCTATAACTTCAAGGTTGAAGTACCCATTTCTTTCTTTTTCGTGCTTCAGGTCATCTATAGTCTTTTCCGACCTGAATATCACATAATGCTTATCCTGCAACGAATAGACATATCGATTATCGGTGAAGACATTCCTTGGATCATGGACATCATAATTGAATCTGTCTATAACAGGTATTTCCCCTTCTATATCAACTTCAAATTGCCTCATGGCCGGAACCTGGATATCAAGGTCCACAAGAGGGTTTCCATATTCATCTACGTCAAGTTGCTCTACTCTTGTCTCTCTCCCGATAATGCCTCTTGTTGATTTCTTTTCCCACCAGCATTCTACATAAACATTCCCTTGTAAATGATTGATAAGCTTCGCCCGGACATACTTCTGATAATGGTGCAGATGCTTCTGGTTTAACGTCCTGTTGATACATTCTTTAGCCGCCTGAGCGTTAGCATAGGATTCTTCAGATTCATCTTCCAGATAGGCTTCTACGAAATCCCTTGATTGAAAATATTGCGCCACATCGATAGAGGATTGAGTCAGCATGTGGGCAGTAAATTCAGGGAGGGAGATATTACTCATCCAGTCATAATCCCGTTCCGTCCTTTCTGAGTCAAACAAGGCAACAAAGGCTTCAAAGTCGGCATTGCTGTCATCCCTGTTTGAATGAGAAGTCCGATATTCGCTATCAACCACAATGGAAGCTATATGGGATTCAACCCTTTTGTCGTATTTATGTTTAGGCTCTGTTTTCTTTGCCATTATCTACCCCTGTTTTGGAAATATCCATAATTTTTATGTCCGGAGGTTCTGTTGTTAGCATTTGGCCTGAAGGCGGATTCCTTTAATATCGCTTCTACAACCATGCACATATGACTCCACTTCTGCATAGGCTTGTTCTTTGCGTCTTTCTGGCTTTTCGACCTTGCATCGGCCCACTCTTCCCACCTCCATTGCCTCATTGATTTTGCCATCAGCTTGCAATTATTCAATATCCATATCGTTGGCAAGTAGACTTTCTGCCCGTTCTTGATTACAATATTATTAAAAGGGACGCCTACTGTCTGGGAGTTTTTAAGTCTTTCGCGTATTGCGTCTCTTCCTTTTTCTCCCTTGGTATCCCATGCTTGCCAGTATCCGCCAGCGCCTATGTTTTCTCTTTTCAGTTCATAGAATGCGCTGTTCAAGTCATCCAGCACTGTTATATTATCCTTGCTCGTGGCTTTGGCAAAGGGATCAATAAGATTCAACGTGAATCTGTAATCCTTTCCCATGACTGCCAGTTCTCTTGCTATTTCCCTTGTCGTCATTTTTTCTGGCGACGGGTTCATTTCGTTCCACACAAAAACCTCGTTTGTAGGCGACATGCTAAGAAACCCGCACGCCCAAGGCGTCTGGGAATGATAGTCTATTCCCCTTGCATGAGTCCATGTATCATGGGGTATTCCATCAGGGAAATACTTTCCACCGTCAATAAAATGGACAGGGTATTCAAAATCCTTGAATATCCTTCCTGATACCTGTTTGAATATCCCGTATCGTCTTATCGCCATCTTGTCAGGGTCATCGACATCCCTGAACATCTCATCTATGACATCCTCCGACAAGGTAGGGTTATCATCCGTCGCGGCCTGAATAACCGCAATGTTATGAGGACTATCCGTATATTCTACCTGTTTTGCATTCCCGCCATCCTTATTCAGAAAATTTACTATATTTTTTGACCTGTAATATACTTTTGCCTTCTCAAAGACAAGATCGTATGTCCATGTGATAAAGTTGGCCGGTGTAAGGGTTATAATCAGGTCTCCGTTGTCGGCAAGAAGCCTTGGCCCTTGCTCTTCGTGAAAATCCTGCGGCGCCTCTTCATCTTCCCATATCGACATGCGTTGAACGCCTGCCGTTGCCTGCGCCCCCTGATTGTAAGATACGAATTCAACGATAATGTCATTCCCCGTATATCTCAGGTCTCCGAACATTTTCCCGTCATTCGGGTCGAATATTCTCATATTGAATATTCTGGCGGTAATATCCTTTTTGATAAGAAATGCTGGCAACCATTTTTTAAATTCGGGATATTGGGTGTTTTTAGTCTCAGCCGATTGCCCATCTTCTCCGGTATTCCCTTTTTCGTTCGGCAATGTTTCTGACGCAAATCTGAATACTCTTGATTTCCTCTTATATATTTCCAGCTTTTCGCCGCATTCTGTGCATATATTGTCTTCCGGTCTGGTCTTGATGCTGTACTTATGCCCGTTAAACCTTGATACTTCTTCTCCGCATTCAGAGCATGCTCCTCCTTTAGAGGCATCCACGGTCCTGTGTCCATTTTTGCAATATCTGCTTTTGCACACAAAATAGAGAACATTTTTTTCAGGGACCGGATGCCAACCCAAGATTCTCAGCACATATTGATATGCCGTAGACGAAGTTTTCATGCTCTGGTTGCCGGTGAAGAGCCCAAGCGTCTTGTAATTACAATTCACATATCTCTTAAAGATATCTGTCACTTCCCACGACAGGAAATTTTCAAAAGCGTTAAGCTGCTTTATGTCTCTTTCTGATAATTCCATTACCTATACAAAGGTGCATGTAGCATAAAGGGTTACCCACTCTGTCCCTGTCCACAAGAAGACTCCGGCTTCATCTACAGCATCGAACGTGGCAACTTCCGGATCACTTGTTTCGTGATTCGTGATTGATATAGTAGAGGAATTGCTGGCCTCCGTCATTACGATAGTCTTTACCTGCCCTATATATTGCCCGGACCCCAGCGTTCCATCAACAGCATTGCTGCTGGAGTCTATGCTTGTGCTGCCATACGGTTTTAATGTCGGGGCGGCGGCGGTGGCTGTTTCCGCCTGGCTATCTCCGCTATCTGTAAATATCCTGACATTACTGTATGTTTTCGATTTGAAATCAGTCTTTGACAAGGTAATATCAAACAACTGGTCCGGGGCATAATCATCAAGGTCTACATAAAAGATGAAGTTTCCCTCCGTCGAGTCTGACGTTACGCTATTAACCGCGCTTCCCCCGGTTGCCGCTGTGTATATGCTGGCTGCAGTTGAAGTCCCTGCCAGAAAGACCGATATCGTCCCGGAAGTCACGACCCTTCCATTCCCGTCTGTAAATATGCCGTTTTTAGAGTATCTTGCCATTACGACTCCTTATGCGAGATAGATTAATGCTTTCCCGGTAGTCATGGTGTTATTAGCCGCTACAAGTTTAAGTCCTTGCGTCCTCAAGGGGACATTAAAATCAGTCTCCACGTCTGCATTTGTGGTAAGGACAAGCAGTGATACTACAACATCGCCAGCCTTATTCTGCAACTCAAAGACATCCGCCGCCGTTGGGTCTGTAAATACTACCTTGTTTATTGATATTGGCGCGGCTGACAGGCCAAAGGCCAGATTCGCAATATCAAGGTCCGCCGACACAGTATCTATTGAAATCGGATTATTGTCATAAACGTTTGCCATTTTATTTATCTCCTGTCATTAAGTTATCCATGCCGTTGTAACCGGATCCCACACATATATTGTCAAAGCACCGCCTGAAACGTAAAAAACTGCTCCTTGCCCCCCCGGTGGAGCTGTCGTCGGGATAGTTGTAACAACCGTTAGCGGAAGCATATTCCCCTTCATTCCCAGTGTCATACCTAAGTCCGGCGGGTCGAAATTGTAGACAAGGGACTTCAGTGGTGAATAGGATAGTGCCGCGACAGAAGGACTCCCGGCAAAGTCCAGATTCATCAGCCATAAAAGCATTACAAACCCACTCCCATCATTGCAAGCCCGCCCTTTAAGTCCCAGCCCCCGCCGCCTGCTTCTGCCTCAAACGCCGCCATTGATATTGCCATTCTCCCGGCAGTTCCTACAGAAACACTCCCTGTTGTTACATCGGCTGTCGCAACATTTTTATCATTCAGGGATACTGTAAAAAAGTAAGCCGCCGTTTGATCTTCCCTTCTCTGCGTAAGCCCATCGCCCGGTGTGTGCGCTTGGGCATGATTAGACATCCCGGAGACAACCAGTAGCGCGTTATCAGTGAGAGTAGTTAAATTGGCAGATATGGACGTCGCATTATTTGCAGTATTTCCGTTGTTTGCCTCGGGCGGTTGTTGTGCTATGCCCGTATAAGATGCGGCCTCACCTGCTATATCATCACCATAGATTGTATAGGTAACAGCGACAGTATATGTACCGGCTGCCGGCAGGTCCGCATCTAAAATGTAACGCAGATTTGTGTTATTGCTATATCCGGCATAATCTATATCATCGACTCTAATAGAAGTTGAGCCTGTGGAATTATAGGTGATGCTGGACACCTCTGGCCCCGGCGAACCTCTTTCACTGCTGCCTGCCAAACATAAGAGTCTATCGCTGCCACTGCCTATGGTGTGCGACCACGATAAGGTTGTTGTCCCTGCGCCCACTGCGCCAGACGCCGTGTCAAATGCCCACGCCATTTATGACACCTCCAAAGAGATGCCTGTTTTAAGAGCCACGGCTATTTCCATATTAATCCTGGCTTTTCGATTAGTTCCATCTGGTAAAAATCTTGCAATCATCACGTCGTTAATAGGTTTAATCTCCCCGGTTATCTTGTCTGTGGCAATCATCTCACCCCCATCGAGAGAACAGCCCAGCCAATGACTGAGCCATGTAGCACCGTTGTCGGGGGAGATATCTATAGTTACATATCCCAGCCTATGTGCGGGCGTGAGGGGCCACGTGTCTCTTGTAAATATTACTTTTAAATGAGAGGCATCATCCGGAATAGACACTATATGCTCATGTTTTTTATTCTTAGCATACATGACTGACCTTCTTCTATCTATTAACATATATGATCCTCGCTGGTCAGAACCCACAGCTCAAGCCGGGCGCTTCTGGCTTTGGCAGGTCAATCTTTTTATGACATTCGTTTGAAAAATCAGACCACATGCCTGATGTAGCACGCACGCGA